TGTTATTAAATTAACAGGAACAATTACAGGAAATCAAATCGTAACAGTTCCAAATGGAATTGAAAAAACTTGGATCGTATCTAATGGAACAACTGGGGCTTTTACAGTTACATTTAAATATGCTTCAACTGGCACAGGACAAACTTGGTCTACGACTGATAAAGGAATTAAAATTTTATATGCTGATCAATCAGATATTCAAGTAACTGATCTTTCTACATTATCAGGACAAGTTGTTTCTGCTCAAATAGCAGATTACGCTGTTAACACAGCTGAACTTTCAACAAATGCAGTTACAGCAATTAAAATTACTCAATCAACAATTACACAAGCTAAACTTGCAGCTAACTCTGTAGGTGCAAATCAAATTATTCAATCTACAATTACACAAGCTAAACTCGCAGCTAACTCTGTAGGACCAAATCAATTAATTGCAACCGCAGTTACTCCAGCGACTTACACAGCAGCAACTATTACAGTTGATGCTGATGGTCGTATTACTTCTGCATCTTCTGGATCAGGTGGAGCTGGAATGGGAATACCTGTTCTTGTAAATGCTGGACCTGCTTCAGGGACTTATACAGCAACACCTACAGCAAATAGAATTGGTGTTTATATGGTTTCTGGTGGTGGAGCAAGTGGTGGCTATTATTCTGCGGACGGATCAAGTGGTGGTGGTGGACGAGGTGCTTATGGATTTTATAACAAACCTATTACACAACCTTTTTCTCAACCTTACAGTATAGGGGCAGGTGGAAATTCTCCTGGTCCTGGCGCTGGAAATGCTGGTGGTTCTACTAGTGTAGCAAACGTTGGAACAGTGAATGGTGGTAACGGTGGAGCAGCAGGTGGAGGTTATGGTTCTAATACTCCTCCGGGTAATCCTGGAAATGCTCCAGGGGCGGCTTTAACAATACCAAGTGGTGTTCCAGGATTTCTTTTTGGACCAGGATTTGGTAATGGAGGACCTCCAGTAGGTCCAGTTGGACCAGGTATACCTGGTGGAGGTGGGGCCTTAGCTATTTTTGAAAATACAGGTACTTAAAATATGTCATTTTTTATTTTTACAAAAGATTTAGATAATATTGAAGATACAATTTATAAAATTGCAGAAAATCAAAGCGATTTAAATAATTTAAATATTAGTACATATCTTTATAAAATTATTGAAGATTCTCAAGAAAATTTTGAAGCTACTAAATACGGAATAAAACAACCAGTTAAATATAATGGAAATGTAATTAGTTATAGTTCTGTTCCTGTTTCGTATACTCAAGTAGAATTAAGTGGATATGTTAATAACTTTAAAAATAATATAAATTTATTTTTAAATAATAATCCAAATCATCCTTTATTTAACACTTGGAAAAATTACTATAATCAATTAAATTCTTTAAATTTAAACAGTATTTCTTATCCTTTAAATATGTCTTTAGAACAATATTTTAAAGATCAAAGCCTAACTTCCCTAAATCCTTTACAATTACCATAAAAACTGCTATTAAATTAGTATGTTTGATAAAGAGATAGAGTTTAGCGCTCATGAAGATTATTTTGCATTAAAAGAAGATTATCCAACACCTATTAAATTAAATATACCAGAATGGTATAAAAAATTATAACATACTCCTTTAAATAAAACTATTAAAGGATGTATGCCATTTTTAGATACATTGATTTCTGGTTATTTATTAAAAATGCCACAAGATTTTCATGTAAGACACAATATTAATAGTAAAAATGAAAGAGGAGAAGAAATTAAAGATTCTTTTCAAACTTTTGGATTACATGATGTTTCACCATTTATTATTGCAAAGCAAATAAATTTAAATTCTGGAACTGATGTGCATCCGTTAAAACAGTTGGAAGGATCTCCATTCATTGAAAAAAATAAAAATTTACCTTTTTATAAAATATTAAATCCATGGAAAATAAAAACACCAAAAGGTTATTCATGTTTATTTGTATCTCCTTTAAATAACTCCGATGATAGATTTTCAATTATATCCGGAATTGTGGATACAGATACTTTTCCAAATGAAATAAACTTTCCTATAGTCATCAATGGTGATAAATACCCAATATTAGAAACGACCATTAAAAAAGGCACACCTTATGTTCAAATAATACCTTTTAAAAGAGATTCTTGGAAAATGACAATTAAAACAAGGAAACAAAAAGAAATACAAAACTCTAGACTTTTTTATGGTTTAGGGATATTGAATGTCTATAAAGATAAATATTGGAATAAGAAATCATGGAAATAAAAAATTTTATAAAGATATATGATGAAGTATTACCTTGGAATGCATTATCTAATTTAATTCGTTTTGCTAATGTTTCAAATTTTGAAGAAGCAAAAATTGGAGGAGGAGATGAAAATAAAACAGATTTTAATGTAAGAAGAACATATAGTTTAACATTGTCTAATTTAAACAATTCACTTTCTAATGTTCATTGGTTTACTTTATTACATAGTTTTTTTAAAAAAAAATTAGATCAATATAAATTTGACGCTAATATTTTAGATTATGATTACAGAACTATTTTTGATATTGAGATTTTAAAATATAAGAATACTGGTTTTTATACTTGGCACGTAGATCATTTTGCAACAGTTCCAAGGACGATGAGTTGTATACTATTATTAAATAATGATTACGATGGTGGAAATTTATGTTTTAGAAATCCAGATGGATCTGGAGAATGGGAAGTAGAAGTTAAACCAAATAGAATGATTATTTGGCCAAGTAATTTTTTATATCCACATACCGTTAAACCAGTGACGGAAGGAACAAGGTATTCAGTAGTAGCATGGGCACTATAATAGATTTTAAATATAAATTAATTAAAAATTTTTTAACTATGGAAGAAGTTAAATTATTAACTGATTACTGCAGAATAAAACATAGAACTAATTTTACTTCATTTGATGGAGTTCAAAGTGATAATAATGATACTTTTTTTTATGGTGATCCTTTAATGGAATCTTTAATGGTTAATAAATTAAAATTAATGGAAAAAGAAACAGGTTTAGAACTTCTTCCAACATATGCTTTTTGGAGAATGTATACAGTAAATGCAGATTTAAAAAAACATACCGATAGACCTTCGTGTGAAGTAAGCGTTACTGTAATGATTGGATCTGATGAAACGCCTTGGCCTATATATATGGAAGGAACTGAAATCAATATGGATCCAGGTGATGCTGTAGTATATTTAGGATGTGAAATAGAACATTGGAGAGAAGAATTTAATGGAGATTGGCATGCACAAACATTCTTACATTATGTGAATAAAAATGGACCAAATAGGGAATGGTTTAAAGATAAAAGAATTTTATATGGTACAGAAAAATAATCTTAAATAATAATTTTTATATAAAAATGAAATTTAAACAATATAAAAATGGTTCTTGTGATATAGAATTTTCTTGGAAAGAAAGATTTATTCTTTTTAGAAAAGGAAAATTACATTTATCTGATGAATATTTAAAGCATTTTGGAAACAATTTAGTTAACATTGTTATGAGTTGGCAATTAAATTTTAAAGAAGAAATAAATAAAAAAATCACGACTGAAGAAACAAAAATTGAAGGAAAATAAAATGGATGTTATTTCAATTTTTCCAAAAGCAGTTATAGGAACAACAGTATTAAATATTAATGAAAATAAAATATTAGATTATATTTATAATTTAGATTTTTATCAAAATATTGATAACTATAAAGGATCACATTTAAGTTATGCTTCATTTAATATAAATATATTAAACGATTTAATAGATTTAAAAAATCAAATACATGAAAATATAGATACATATTTAAACAAAAAATTAGAGTACGGAATAGATTTTAAAATAAATACTTCTTGGGCTACAAAAACAGAAATTAATGGATATTCACAAGAACATAAACATTCACATTATTTATTAAGTGGCGTGTATTATCCAAAGGGAAATAAAAATTTTAAAATAAAATTTATAAAAGACCATTCTTTTTGGAATATACCTGCTAAAAATTCAAATTTTTTAAATATAAATGAATTAACAATAACAATTGAAAAAAACAATTCTTTAATTTTGTTTCCAAGTGACGTTTATCACTCTGTAGACGTTAATTTATCCAATGAAAAAAGATATTCTATAGCTTTTAATGTTAATCCAGTGGGAACTATTAGATCTGGAGATTCTACTGTTACATTTTATTAACTCTTTATTGTTAAATATATAGATATGGGGTATAAGAACCTTTATGCCTTTAAAAAAGATACCTATAAAAGCTGGATTTAATAAACAAGACACCGCAACTGCCGCAGAAGGTCAGTGGATTGATGGTGATTTTATTCGCTTTCGTTATGGATACCCTGAGAAAATAGGGGGTTGGCAACAATTACTACCTCAAACATTAGCAGGAGTTGCAAGAGCACAGCACACATGGACGGATTTAAGTGGTAATAAATATGCTGCAATAGGAACTAATAAAGTACTAGCTATTTATTTTGAAGGTGCTTTTTATGATATTACTCCACTTGGTACAGCTATAACTGGATGTACTTATACATCCACAACTGGATCAACTACAGTTACAATCAATAAAGCAGGTCATGGACTTGCGGTCGGTGATTATATTATATTTACAAGCGTTACAACACCAGGACCAACAACTACAGGATATACATCAGCAAGTTTTACAACAAATACTTTTGAAGTAATATCGGTTCCATCGTCTTCGACATTTAGAATTACAATGGCTACCGCTGAAACAGGAACTGGAGTTACTGGTGGAGGATCTTTAATTACAACTCCTTATGCATTCGTGGGCCCTGTTAATCAAACCTATGGTTATGGATGGGGAACTTCTACTTATGGTACAGTTGCATGGGGTGAAGATTCATCATCACCAACAGTTGTATTGTCTCCGGCGAATTGGTCATTTGATAACTTTGGACAAATACTAGTTGCAACTATTAAAGATGGAAAAACATATTCTTGGAATCCGGCAGACTCAGGAGCCTTGAATATTAGAGCAACTGTAATAGCAGGAGCTCCAACTAAATCAACTTGTTCTATTGTATCTGATAGAGATAGACATTTAATATTACTTGGAACTGAAACAACAATTGGATCACCTTCTACTCAAGATCCAATGTTTATAAGATTTTCAAACCAAGAAGATTATAATACTTGGGCACCCACTGCAACAAATAGTGCAGGTACCTTTAGACTTGACACAGGAAACTACATTGTAGGAGCTGTACAAGGTAAGGATTATATATTTATTTTAACGGATCAAGCAGCTTATGTTATGCAATTTGTTGGTCCTCCTTTTGTATTTTCAATTAGACAGGTAGGTACAAACTGCGGATGTATTGGGCAACATTCAATAGTCTTTGCACAAGGTGCAATATTCTGGATGGGATTTGGTGGTGGATTCTTTGTTTATGACGGTACAGTTAAACAGTTACCATCTCTTGTTGAAGATTATGTATTTACAACTGGTGGAGATAATCCAGGTATAAATTATAATGCTGCAGACATTGTCTACGGTTCTCATAATAGTTTATATAATGAAGTAATTTGGTTTTATCCAACTAATAACTCATCAGCAGTTAATGCATCAGTAGTTTATAACTTCGTTGAAAATACTTGGACTACAATGTCTTTAACTAGAACAACTTATTCAGATGCACAAACTTATGATAAACCATATGCTACTAAATGGATATCAACTGGTGTGCCAACATTTCCAACTATTAATGGTGTAACTAATACCTATGGAGCATGTACATATTATCAACACGAAACAGGTGTTAATGAAGTAAGTTATACTGGAGTTAAAACAGCTATTGCTTCCTATGTTGAATCTGGTGACTTTGACTTAGATATAGAAGGAGACGGTCAGTATTTAATGAAGATAAATAGATTTATACCAGACTTTAAAATACTCACAGGAAATGCTAAAGTAACTTTATTGTTAAGAGATTATCCATCTCAAACACAAAATAGTCAGATGCTTGGACCTTACACTGTAACTTCATCTACAACTAAGATAGATACTAGAGCAAGAAATAGATTAATGAGTATTAAAGTTGAAAATGATTCTGTAGATGAAAACTGGAGATATGGATTATTTAGAGTAGACATTCAACCTGATGGAAGAAGATAATGGCAAAAATTACAACATACATACCAGAACCAAGTCAAGAGTATTCACCGGATAATCAAAGACAAGTTCTACAAGCATTAGAGACATTAAAAGATCAATTAAATTTTTCTTTCCAAGAAGACTTAAAACAAGATCTTCAAAGATTTACTTGGTTTAACATGAGGTTTGGCTGCTAATGAGTTGTGATAATTTAAACTCAGGTCCAAGTAATCCAGCTTATGTTGCAATAGGTGGAACTAATACTGATGCATTTGGAAGATTAA